CGGTGTGCAGACTCAAGTGCCGGGAGCACCCACTACCGTCAGCGGAGTGGCAGGTGCGACAGGTGGAGTCGGTCCGGGCAACCTCGTACAGAGCGACCTCGACCAAGAACTCTACAAGTTCAAGAGTGACGACACACCGCTTATGCAGCTCATGTTGAAAGCGCGTAAGGTAAAGGTGAACTCGCCCGAAGTGGAACACTACATGATTGACGAGCCGCGCTCCAGCGTGACCACGACAACCAAGGTGACCGCAGGAACAGCCAAGCAGTTTGTACTGCCGTTGCTCGCCAACGATGCTGAAATCCCCAGACCCTACGGCACACTGATTGTCAAGGGAGTGGACGGTTACGCAGAGGACGGCAAGACCAAGACACCGGGCAAAGACCTCATGCTCTTTGTTACAGGCCAAGACCCCACAACGAACAACCCGATTGTTAGAGCGGTGAACGGCCCGAAAACCAATGCGTCAGACGAGAGCTGCACAACGCCCGAAATCCCTGCCGGGTCAGTGCTCATCATTCTTTCCAACGCCCTCTATGAGACGCAGAAGAAAGTTGACCCCGACCTCATCGTGCCACAGGCGCAGATGGTGTATCTTCAGAAGCGCGGCATGAACCAGATCGTATCTGACTACTACGAGGCGCAGAAGAAAAAAATCCCATTCGGCAAGGCTGTGATTGCAGAGGCAGCCATCACCAACTTCAAGGTGCGCGGCAACCGTACCCTCTACGCAGGTCGCAAGGGAAAGATGACGGTGCAGACACCCGAAGTCGGTCCACAGACCATCTACTTCACCGAGGGCGTGCGCTACCAAGTGAAGAAGGAACTCAACCACACGGGCAAGTGGACTATTGAGGAAATCATCGCCTTGGCGAAGATGACCTTTACAGGCGAGGACGTACCCAAGAGCGTGATTGCCCTTGCTGGCAAGAACTTCTTGGAGAATATCCAGTGCATCGACTATTCCAAGCACCCGGAAATTCAGATTACCACCAAGACCAACCCTGTGGGCTGGGTAGTAACCAACTTCCACACCGTGTTCGGAGACATCGAATTCAAGCATGACCCGACACTCGACCGTTTGAAGTGGAGCAACTCCGCATTCATCGTTGCGCCCGACCGCCTTGTACACTACCAGTACTCGGCAGAGCACTCGTCAAAAGACCGTGTGGAGGGCGAAGAGGCAACACGCGAGTCAATTCTTGTGTGGGATGCACTCGCACTCAAAGGCTCATGTCATATCTGGATTAACGGTGAGGGTGACAGCGAGAACAGCACAGCTGTGCAGATCCATCTGTGGGACAGCGCGGAGGCACCTTCATCACCAGTTGAGGGAGGCGTGTACTACCTGTTGCAGGATTGTCCGGGCATCAATGCCGAGGCCGTTAGCGGTCAGATGTGGCAGTATAAGAGCGAGGCATGGATTGAGTATGCAGGTGAGGTTATGGCAACCGAGTAATCAGAAGTTTTAATTAAACCAATCATCAACCAAATAGAGGCGGATAGGTAGCAATGCCGTCCGCCTTTATTTATAATAATCAGACAACGAAATGAAAAAGAAGAGAATAACCTACGGAGTGTACGGCATGATGGAATACCAGACTATCATCAAGATAGGCAGAGCCATACTCAAAGTATTGTTCACTGACGGCTCAATGACCGCCATCGGACAGAACCCTGCGAAGTACACCACAAGCGACTTCCTTTTGCAGCGTGCCATCGAGAACAGTAGCGAGTTCAAGAAAGGCCGCATACAGGTGGTGGACACCATCGAACTTGATGAGGATGTGCGCATTGAGCGTAACCCTGCCAAGCCGAGTACGCAGACGGCAAATGTGGCGGCAAAGGCTGTGATTGAAGATAAGCCTGCCAAAGCCTCTTTAAGCCAGACTACGCCTGTGACGGAGGACGCTGACACCAAGGAAACGGCAGACGAGCCGACAGAGGAGGTAAACGCAGGTGTTGTAACACCAACGGACGAGGCAGATGCGGAAACTATCGAGGACGAGGTGGCTGACATCACAGAAGAGGAGGCCGAAGAGGACACCACAAGCGAAGAAACCGCAGCCGAGGACAATACGGCAGAGGGCAAGACCGAGGTGGAGTTCACCGACAACCAAGAGGCCAAGGACTACATCTTCAAGAACTTTGGCGTGAAACCCGGCACGATGCGCAACCGTGAGGACATCAAGGCCGTTGGCGAGACCTACGGAGTGAAAATCACGTTTGTCAACGAGAAGTAAGGAATGACGATATGGTGTACAAAATCGAAGTCGTGGAGCAAGATGTGCGCATCGCCATAGACGAGAACAAGACCAGCGAGCAGCTCATCAGCGATGAGGATATTGACACCTTGTCGTTGAACGAAGTGATACGCTCGAAGATAGAAGAGGCCGTGCGCAGGGTGGAGACCACCGCCCCCATGTATCTTTTGGAAGAGGGACACGAGTTTGGCGAGGCCGTGTATTGGGAGGACAACGGCAGCGGTTGGGTGTTGCTCCCCGACGACTTCATGCGGTTGATAGCATTCCGCATGAGCGACTGGGAGCGCACCTGCTACAATGCCATTTCTGTGGACGACCCACTCTATGACCTGCAATCGTCAAGATACAAGGGTGTGAGAGGCAGCGTGCAGAAACCAGTGTGCGCGGTGGTGAACCGAGCCGAGGGAAAGGCGTTGGAGTTCTTCAGCTGCAACAGCGAGGACGCCTACGTCAAGCGAGCCACCTACATACCCTATCCCAAGATAGACGATGAGGACGGCATAGACATCAGCGAGCGTTGTTACACAGCCGTGGTCTATACTACGGCTGCATTAGTATTAACCGCCTATGGTGCGAGCGAGCAAGCAGCCGCAATGAACACCTTGGCAAAAAGCATTTTTGAATAATGAGTTCAATACCAACAAAACAGATAGATGGTGATGTTGCGGTTGGTCGTGACGTTAACATCGGCGGCAAGGCCACCATACGCGGTTCGGCAAAGGTCGGCCACAATCTGACCGTTGACGGCTGGCTTGAAGCCAAGAACATAAAAGGCCCGAACAAAGGCCTGTTCAAAACGGCGGCACAGCTACGCGAGGCTTACCCTAATCCTCATGAAGGATGGTGGGCGTTGGTGACCGTAGAAGGCAGTGCAGCGTCAGATCATCTTGGCCAGCTCTATGTAGCTGACGGTGGTACATGGGTAGCGCAAGTTGACAGCAACGGTAATCCGCTGCTGAAGGGTAATCCTACGGTTGATAGCACCGAGTACATGGAAGCCGTGGAGGGAATGACAGCCGACCTCGAAGCCGTGAAGGTGGATGTTAACCAGAACAAGGAAGACGTGCGCAGCCTACGTTCTACACAGACTACGCAAGGCGAGAGCATCAACACCCTCAACACAAAGATGGGCACAGCTCAGAGCGACATCAACACACTGAAGAAGACTGTAAGCGACAACAAGACCGAACTTGCGAGCAGCATCAGCGGTGTGCAGAAAGACCTCACGTCATTCAAGAAAACCAAAGGACAGCCCAACGGACTTGCACCATTGGACGAACAGAACCAGATACCTTCGCAGTATCTTCCCGACTATGTGGACGATGTGCTTGAGTTCAACGGCAGCTTCAATGACATTACTTCGCAGATGGTGTCGTTAAACAAGTACTCAACGGACGAGAACTGTAGCGTTGTTTTCAGCAAAGACGCTGGTGCTTTTGTGCTGAAATACACGCAGCCATCGGAAACGGAAGGTGACTTGCGCCCGACCATCACTTACTACAACAACTGGATAGACGGTGACCTTTACGGTGAGGGCACTATGAAAGGCCGTGTGCCACACAGCGGCAAGATTTACATAGACGTTACAGCCAACAAGACTTATCGTTGGGGAGGCAGCACGCTTGTTGCAATAGGTTCAGACTTGGCATTGGGCCATACCAGAGGCACTGCATATCCCGGTGACGAGGGAGCCGAGCTAAATAGCACACTCCAGACAGCGAACATACGCATTGAGGGTATAAACATTCTTCGCTTTGATGGAGTGTGGGACGGTACCGGCAAGGCACCGAGTCGTGGTTTGTGGTATGCTCCAAGTTTGGACTACGAAGGAGAGTGGTGCTTCCGTAAGTTCGGAGGTGTTAGTACAGAGACATACGGTTATCCGGAAGAAATGTATAACACCGACAGCGTAGGACGTGCGGACCATATCTATTGTTGTGCAGACGAGTTGTTCCGTATTGTTGACAAGAAAATGCAGAGGATTGGCGGCAGCGGCAACTCTGCCAGCATTTACAACCCGACGGTGGAGCAGGGAGGACACTACTATGTGTTGTGTGATACCGACGACACCGCCAATTCAGCAGTACATGCGGCGAAGGAAAATGGCAAGGCTGCAGTAGGCCTGATGATAACCTTTGCATTGAAGAAAGGCACTTGGAAGACTTACCAGTATACCGGAGCCAATACGGAAGATAATAACTGGTACGACACAGAGAACTGGAAAGACTTCGGTTCGATGGTGCAAGGTTCAGAGTCGATGATAGACATTGACATCATAGCCCCTCTACCTACAGGCTTCTACACCCTTGGCACCGCACTTGCTGCTTTGAAGACCTATCAAGAGACAACAAGTGTGAACTATCAGAAGCGTGGTTTGGTGATAAGCTATACGACAGAAGCCAATAAGGTAGAGGCCAAACAGTATCAGGGCGACTCCATTGCAGACTTCTACGAGGCCGGGCTTTGGCAGGACTTCGGCGGCGGCAGTAAACTTGTGGCGAGCGACACGATGGAAGCTGGCGGTACAGACGCTTTCTCTACAGGAGGAGCGTATAAGGTTGTTCCAACGGAGATAGAGGCTACAGAGGAAGAAGGCAGCGTATCACTGAAGCTAAAAAACAAGGCTGGCGACACCCTGTCTGAAGCCCAGTTCAGTGTGGGCACCGGTACTGGAGGTGGCGGTGGAACTACACTGGCCATCAACTTTGAAAACGACCCCTTCTATGTCCGTGCAGGAGGCACAGCCATACTGAAAGCCGCCATCCGCAGTGTGACCCAGCTATCCGATGGATCATTGCAGGACAACAAGATACAGAGTGTGGTGTTTATCAATCGCACGACCAAGACCACCGTAGCCTCATTCAAGCCCAATCAGGCAAGCAGTTCCTCGTTGAAGTCGTACACCTTCGAGTTTGACCTAAGCACCATTGCAGCCAGTGCCGGCAGCGTGGAGCTGCAAGCCGTAGCCACCGATGCCACCGGCAAGACAGCCACGAGAAACGTGGAAATGATAGCCGTTGATGTGACCGTAGAGAGCAGCCAGACACTGAGCTATACGAAGAGCACCACATTGCAGGTTGGCGGTCAGAAGGTAAGCATCCCAATGTATCGTTTCCCAAACAATGCCTCAGACAAGGGTATCCAGACGAAGATAGAGATATACCGCAACGGCGTGTGGGAAACATTAGAGAATGTATTGGTGAAGGATACTTACACCCATAACGTGACCATCGACCCACAAGGCATGGGCCACGGTGCATATCCTCTGCGCATACAAGGGCATGACGTAGCATCAGGACTGAAAGGTAACACGCTTCATACCGCAGTTATGGTGATAGAGCAGCGCGAGAGCGTGAGCGACTACACGAAGCCTATCATTGTGGCACGATGGTACGACGACAGCGATGGCAAGACAAAGCTTTTCAAGACCGTCAGTTTTGACATAGCCTGTTATCAGCGAGACAACGCCAACCCGAATGTAGAGGTGAAGGTGAAGAACGAGACCACTGACGAGACAGAAACGATTGCCAACAAGGTTATGAACCGCAGCAGTTACTACACGATAGAGAAACGCATTGTTGGTTATAACGACGGTGACACATTGATCTTCGACGCAACGTGTGGTGAGGTACGTCTGGCGGAGCAACTAAAAGTTGTTATTGACGGCAGTATGCTTGCTATCAGCGAGACCGAAGGCGCATACTACAAATTGAACTTTGCCGGCAGAAGTAACGACGACATCGACAAGAGTATCAAAGCCACATGCTCAGATGGCAGCATGGTGGAAGTGAAGGTAAACGGCAGCAACTGGTCGAGCAACGGTTTTGTCGCAGACAACTTCGGTACAGAAAAAGCAGACGGCAGAATGGCACTACGTGTAGCCGAGAACGTGACGGCAACATGCAGCGACACACCATTGGCAAGCAAGGACATATCCACCAACGGTATGGCACTAAGCTTTACATTCAAGGTTAAGAACATTGCTAAACGAAATTCAAAGATTATGTGGTGTATGGGCGAGCGATTGGGTTTTGTGCTTACCGGAGAGAAATTCATCGTGACCACCGCCGGAGACAGCGACGAAGCCCTGAAAGACGTTCAGACAACCGCCGCCACATCCTATCTTGACGACACCGTATATCGTATAGACATCGTAATAGAGCCACAAGCCAGAGCCCCCTATAGCGGTGTGATGCTGTGTAAGGTGTTTCAGAACGGTGATGCAGCAGCGTGTGTTCCCATCAGTACTGTAAGTGGCTTCCCCAACATTGCGGACATGATACACTTCGACGGTACAGATGCCGACCTCTACTTGTATGAGGTGGTACGCTGGAACACCTACTATGACTTCATCCAAGCATTCAACAACTACATCGTGAACCTAACAGATACGACTGCCATGCTGACCGAGTATGAGCAGAACCAAGTGATGAGCGATGTTACAGCCGAGGGAACGACGAAACCACGCCCCGATATGAAAAAGTTGTTAGACCGCGGTATCATGGTCGTGGCAATGACGCGCACTTCGGACAAGAACCTTAGCAAAGACGGTGGCACGGTAACGGACAGCGAGATATATTATCCTGACTACATCGAAGGTTTGAAGGATAAGAAGACATCTGTTCTGATGGACTGGTATATTTACTTCCCCGACCGTCCATGGGCAAACTGCATTATTGAAGCAGTTCCGACTACCAACCAAGGAACCTCTACGCTTGCCTACCCTGTCAAGAACAAGAAGGGCAAGTTCAAGAAGGCGAAGAGGATTAGAATGCTCTACACAAGAGAGCAGATCAGCGAGATGTACAATGGTGATGAGACTATTCTTGCCAAGTATGACGATGCTGCAGCTCTTGCAAAGAAGAAGATGATCCGCGTGAAGGAAGGCGGTACGCCTATTCAGACAGGCACAATCAAGGTGGACTACAGTGACTCTGCCGGTGCCAACAACTGTGCCCTGATGGAGCTTATGAACGACACGCAGATAGCCCTTGGCAGTGACTATATGACCCCTGCCCAGCGACACAACACCGACAAGAGCGAAGAACTGCATACAAGCATTGACGGTGTGACGTGTGCCCTCTTCCGTACCGACTACCGCATAGGTCAAGACAAGGGAACAGAGGCCGCTACACTTCCTGAGAACGCCTACTTCCACTCGAAGGCAAACTTCAATGCCGACAAGGGTAATCCCCACTTCTTCGGTTTTGAGGACGTGAAGGGCTATAATTACGGTTGCGTGAACTATGGCGACTTCAAGGAAATGGTAGCTCCGAGGGACACCGCTATTGACACCTTCAAGGCCAGTGTGCTTGCAGATACCAGCTCATTGATACCCGGCACACTGTATATGCTGAGTGAGTTCTGCGGTCCGGAAACACGTTTCATTGAGAACGACGGCACGGGAAAGATGACAGAGATAGGCGAGGTGGCCGTGGAAGATAGTCATGTGCTCGACAAAACACTCTCCGAGGTACAGGCAGACGATGTCAAGAACTACGACTGGGGAACAGCCTACAAGACATCAGACGGCAAGTATGTGCAGTATAAGGGAGGAAAATGGAAAGACACCACAGGCACCATGACTTATGACAATGCCACTAAGAAATGGAGCGTGCAAGGCCGCGTGCTGAACCCTGTTGAGTGCTACGAGTACAGACAATATCAAGAGTTCTGTTGGCAGCAGGGCGTGAACAGTGTGGACGATATGCTGAAGACGTTGCACACCGACGATGGCGACGTTCCAGTGTGGAGCACATATTACGAAATGCGCTACCCTGACGACGACGACTTGAACGCCCTGTATGCGTCGGGCAAGAAAGTTCCGTACCAGCTGTATAGAGAGTTGGCCTTCTGTCAGCAGTGTAACCAGAATTTGACCGACAATGCCGAAGAGAACGCCGCCAAGAACCCTGATGGCAGCGAAAAGGTATTCAACGGAGCCGGTGCAAGCACAACCATTACCCTTGGTGGCAAGACCGTAGCCGGTACCAAGGAGAACCGCAGGAAGAAATGGCAGCAGGAAATGCACAAGTATTTCTCTCCCCATTCAACTCACTGCTATGTTGTGGCGAGCGACTACAAAGCCACCGTGGACCAGCGAGCCAAGAACATGATGATAGCTGTTTACTTGGAGACCGACGGCAGCATGCGCTATTACTTCAACCACTGGTATGACGGTGACTCATGTGACGAGGCAGACAACGACTGCTACCTGACCATCCCTTGGGATATGGACGGAGCAGCGAGCCATCTGTATCAAGGATGGGACGGTGTAATGTTCCAACAGAGCTATGCCTTGTTTGACAGAGGCGAAGGCGTATGGCTTGATGATACAGGCACGGAGACGCTGACTCTTCATGACACGGCGGCAAAGATGCGTGCTACGAAGACAAAGGCCGGTCTTGAAATCTTCTCTACCGATGGCTGCTACCGCTATTGGATGATAGACCGCATCTTGAAATGGCCAAAGGTGGTAAGTTCGTTTGACGGAGAGCGCAAGTATATAGAAACAGCTACCGCTGCCGACAACCACTATCCTGCCTTGCACGGTCTGCGACTGGAGAGTCTGCCAGCCTTCCAACGCAAGCGTTTCGCATACAGAGACGGCTACTTCCAGACTGGTGATCTGTTCCGCCATTTCTTCCAAGACCGTGTTATGGGCCCCATCACGGTGAAGATAACGGCAGCACAGGACGGTTACTTCGCCATGGGTGTGGACTCCACCTCATCAGCCAAGTATAGTTGCTATCTAAAGGAAGGCGAGAGCCACACCTTTACAGAGGTTGCAGCAGGAGAAGGCGGCAAGCTCATATACATCTTCGGTGCAGACAAGATAAGCGAGCTTGACATCAGCGGCTGTTCTCCTAAGAATTCAAACTGGATGCTTAGCGAGTGCACCTTACTGCGCAAGCTCGTCATTGGCGGTGAAGGATATACTCCAGCCTATACCACCGACATACTGAGCACGCTGAACTTAGGACAGATGCCTTTCTTGGAAGAGATAGACATCAGGAACACGATGATCACTGACGTGAATGCTTCGCTGTGTCCTCGCCTAAGAAAGGTGTTGGCAGAAGGCAGTCTGTTGAAGACAATCACTCTTGCAGAGAGTTCGCCTATTGACACGCTGCACCTTCCCGGTACTATGACGACTCTGTACTTCAAGAACCTTCCTAATCTGACCTACCCCGGTGGTCTGACCATTGACGGAATGGCTAAGGTGACGAAGCTGTTTTTGGACGGAAGCCCGAAGATAGATGCCATGACGCTGCTGCGAGAGGTAACCACGGCCAGTGCGCTGAAGAGTGTACGCATAGCCGGCCTTGCTGCTACGGAAAGCGTTGAGCTGCTGCGAGCCATCAAGAACAATGGAGCCGTAGGCATAGGCGCAAACGGAGCAGACTATGACGAGAGCGGCCAGTGTAGCGGACTGATAGGCAGATGGATCCTGACCCTACTTTCAGAGGAGAGTGAGATTGCGGAGCTGAAGCGTTACTTCCCGAACCTTGAAGTTATAAACTCGCAATTCTCTGTCATAAAGATAGACGATGTGGTGAGCGGTGACTTCTGCGAGAAATACAGCAACCCCGAGAACCAGACAGGAGCCGATTACGATAAGAGCTTTGTGGCAAGCGGCCATACATTGAAGATATTGCAGGACACCCATGCTTACAAGTGTACGTACAACTCCAAGCTGAAACAGATGGAGGGTGTGCAATTGAGCGATGCGGACTTCAATAAACTTGCTAATGGTGAGAGCTTCGATGTGGGCGACAGTGCAGGTGAAGGCTTTGACATCTTCCACCATCTGCCCCACCACTGGTACAAGGGCGTGAACGACTACAAGAACCAACAGAAGTACATCGTCTATTCGACCACGGAGAACGAGCCGCTATCCACCGTGAACAACAAGCGCGAGGCCATGCTATCGGCACTGCTCTATGCGGAGAACACAGGCGTGTATGCTGACGAGGCAGAGGTAGGCACGGTGATAGACGAGAACATCATCACCACCGCTGCCAACGTGAACGCCTACCGCATGGACGTGGAGGGCATGAAGCAGGTGAGATGGCCGGGACTGAACCACGCAAGGCTCGGAGCCGTGTTCACGGACGAGAACGGACAGATAGTAGGCAAGTTCAACATGATGGTGAGCCACACCTACTTCGACTTCTCGATAGGCAACTACGTGTTCTGCGATGTGCCTAGCGGAGCGAAGTGGATGTACTTCACCTCGTACCGCGACATAGAGGACAGCCTGTGTCTTGCCGTTGATAGCGAGCATATAGAGGCCATAGAACCCGAATGGACGGAGCACACCGTTGGCGAGAACGACAGCCTCTTGGGAACATACCCCATCACAATAGACGGACTGAAACGACCAAGGAGCATATCGGGCGCGGTGCGCTCACGCAAAGGAGACGACACTTCGCAGACCTCGGCAGAATGGGCATACGACACTGACGGCAACCCGACAGAGACACCGACCGGGACGATACACTACACGGCAAAGGACTTCCAAAACAGTGCGCACATGCGCGGAGAGGGCTACCAGCTCCAAGACTACGAGCAGCACAAGGAAATCAGCAACCTGTGGTGGGCGACCCACGGCACGACCAACGAGCAGTCTGTTGTTGGCAATGGCGCACACGATGCCACGCTGAACAGCCTCGACAACATAGGTATGGCCGACACCTCGTATGTGGGCAACGCAATGAACTCCATCATGGGACTCAAACACTATGTGGGCTGCGACTCGGAATGGATGGACTACATAGCAGGAAACGTGCAGAGCTACGAGACGTTCTACAAGAACCGCTGTGTGGAGACCAACGATGACCCCATAGACTACAAATTCCACATCTACGACCCGGTGAAGAAAACCGAGCGTGTGGTGCAGAGTGTGAACTCTAACGGCAACTGCGTTGTGAGAGTGGTGCATGGAGCGAAGTGCGACATCTTGCCAAGCAAGGTGCATCAGACCGACACAAGCAAGTACACCACACACTATGCGGCAGGTTTGTGGTTTCCGGGCAGCAGAGGCCGCTGTGTTCTGCGGTCTGGCAACAACTCGGGTGCGAGCAGCGGGCGCGGCCTCGCTTCTTCGTGCTCGTACACGTACTGCGGTGGGCGGCTGGCCTTCCGCGGCAAATTCGTAATAGTCGGATAAAGCGGCAAGCGCAGCCACGAAAAAAGCGTCAGAGGGAGAGCCGACGATAGGAGGCTGCTCCCTCTCCCTGCTTTCTCGCGTAAGCGAGTTTTTTATGAGCGATGCAAAATAATTGCAAAAGTTGTAGGATATATCAACTTTAAGTATTACCTTTGCAGCATGAATTCGGAGAGGAAGATATTACTTTACAAAGACTACTTCCTCACGTTCTACCGCTCTTTGGAAATGGGCGCACAGAAGAAGATAGACTATGTGCTTGATGTGCTGAAGATGCAGGAGAGAGTGAGTGAGAAATTTGTGAAGTTCATCAAGGACGGACTCTATGAGATTAGATCCAGTTACAATGGGAATATATACCGTGCATTCTTCATCTTTGATGAGGGCAACATCGTGATGCTGTTCAACGGCTTTCAGAAGAAGACCCAAAAGACACCCTCAAAGGAGATAGAGAAAGCACTTGAACTTAAAAAGGAATATTATGCAGCAAAGAAATGACATTAGCAGTTTCGATGCCATTCTTGATGCCAAGTATGGCGCAGTAGGAACTGCGGAAAGAGAAGCGTTCAGAAAGGAGGCAACCAACTATTGTGTAGGTCAGATAATCCTTGACGCAAGAAAGCAAGAGCACATGACGCAATCAGACCTTGCCAAGAAAGTGGGAACAGACAAGACCTATATCTCACGCATAGAGAAAGGCGTGATAGAGCCGGGTGTCGGCATGTTCTTCCGCATCATTGATGCGCTTGGTCTGAAAGTGGACATAGTGCGTCCGATTATGTAAGCAAAAGAACAAAAGGCAGAAAATCCCACGCGCCGCTGTGTTCTGCGGTCTGGCAACAACTCGGGTGCGAGCAGCGGTCTCGCCTATGCGAGCGCGGCCACGCTTCTTCGTACTCGTACACGAACTACGGTGGGCGGCTGAAATTCTTTGGTTAAAATATAATCGGAGGTCTCTGACGTGGCACGAGGATTGCCACAAACAAACTCCGAGGGATTAGAGCCTCGGCAACAGCATATAAATATGGAAAGCCGGAACACGACATTAACCACATGTGGGGAGTGCGCAAGTATCTCCCCACAGGACAGGAAGGCTGTCAATACATTGGAAGAACTATTGAGGCAGGTAGAAGAAAAGACTTCTATCTGTTTTCCGTTATTAGACCTTATCCCCGAAATCATAGCGGACGAGAACATGGAACGCTCGTTCAAGCGTGTCATGTCGAACCTGCACAACACATATACTCGCAACGGCCTACGGTGGAGGGAGAATATTGTTATAGACGGAGTGGAATGCACGCCACGCATGGTGCGCTACATGAAACGCAAGGCGGACATCATCGCCATGCTAAAGGCACAGATAGCCAACGGCACATTCCGCATCAAGCACCTTAAATCGTTTGAGACGGCAGACGGCCCTAAGATAAGAACCGTGCAAGCACCGTCCGTCATAGAGCGTGTGGGCAGCAACGCCATCATGGAGATAGTGGAAAAACACCTTGCGCCCATACTGATAGAGAACACCGCAGCCTCGATAGAGGGAAGAGGGCCACACGGATTGTATCACAAGATGCAGGAGGCAAGGCGGAACAATCCGAAACTCATATACTACTATCAAAGCGACTACAAAGGTTACTACGACCACATACTGCATGACCGACTGATAGAGATAATAAAACGCTACATTGCCGACCCAGTGCTGCTGCCCATACTCATAGACTTTGTAAAGGCTCTGCACCCGAATGACAACGTAGGCATCAGCAAGGGACTACGCTCCTCGCAGTTTTTCGGCAACCTGTACCACAACGACATAGACCATGCCATGATAGAGGAATGTGGAAAAGACAACTACAACCGCTTTTGTGACGACATATACATACTTGGAGACAACAAGAAAGAGTTGTGGAAACACAGGGACACCCTGCATAGACTATGCAAACCCTACAATCTGATAATAAAGCCGAGTGAGAAAGTTGCACCCATCAGTGCAGGAATGGACGCACTCGGCTTTGTTGATTATGGGGACTACTCCCTGCTGAGAAAGCGTACCAAGGTGAACGCTGCACGGAAACTCGCCAAGATAAAGTCGCGCAAGAGGCGGCAACAGATAATAGGGTCATTCAAGGGAATGGCTTGCCACGCAGATTGTAAACATCTATATTATACATTAACAGGTAAACACATGAAGAAGTTTTCAGAAATGGGCGTAACCTATACACCTGCTGACGGCAAGAAACGCTTTCCCGGCAAGGTGACACGCCTCGGTGACATCGTGAACATACCGATAGAAATTCACGACTTTGAGACAGGCATAGACACAAAAGAGGGCGAAGACCGCTATTTGGTGTCATTCCGCAATCCAGCCAACTCGGAATGGGGCAAGTTCTTCACCGCCTCGTTGGAGATGAAAGGCATACTTGACCAGATAAGCGACATAGAGGACGGCTTTCCATTCGAGACCATCATCAAGTGTGAGGTGTTTGACGGCAGCAAGCGCAAGTATAACTTCACTTAATGGCAGCTCACTAAAGATAAAAGGCGATGTGCGGTGTGTCGGTGTATCTTTGCAGCGTAACAAATTCATAACGACATGGAGAAGATATACGGCACAACCCAACGGCAAGATGGACTGCAACGCATAGGCAAGAACAAATGGCTGCTCTACTTCGGCTATTACGAGACCGAGGACGGCAACTATGAATACCGCCACACGTTCAGCCGCAAGCCCACGATGGACGAGATAAAGCAGCTTGTCAGAGACACGATAGACGCAGAGACCAAGGACAAGATTGTGAACCGCTTTGAGTATGACGGCATCAAGGTATGGCTGTCGGACGAGAAGCAGCGCAACTACGCATCTTTGGAAAACAACGAGAGCATAGCCTATCCGCTCACGCTGAAACTCAACGAGGAGGCGGACGCAACGCCAGTGTACTACACCTTTGAGACAAGAGAGGACTTCATCAAGTTCAGCAAGGAGGCATCAGCCTACATTCTCAACGCCATCATGGACGGTTGGAAAGAAAAAGACAACATAGACTGGAGCGTGTTTGACCTCCAGTAAGGGAAACGAGAACCTATCAGAGGGACGCAGGAGCAATCTTGTGTCCCTTTTTTAGTGTGCCACAACAGATAAAAGGGAAAGAACCATGCCTGTAAGTAAATTTGCCATGAACTAAATTCTTATTGACATGAAGAAGATTATCAAATGGCTCGGAGCGAGCAACCGATACAAGCACTTTGTTGGCGGTGTGGTGATAGGACTTGGAGCGAACAGCACCTATTGCGCAGCGTATGCAGGAGTGGGCGTAGCCGCAGCCTTGGAACTTAAAGACAAGTTGTATGGCGGCAAGTGGGACTGGATAGACTTCGGCTGCACAGTGGCAGGAGTAGTTGTAGGACGCTTAATAAGATGGGCAGTATGGCAGTAGTATTCAAACTTTGGAAGTTCGCGGCCATGGCCGTGGGCGGCATGGTAGGCTGGCTTGTGGCAGAGTTCAGACCGACATTCCCATTGATAGCGGTGGCCATCATCTTTATACTGTATGACGCATACACCGCTTTCAAGCTCGACAAGCGCGTACACGCAGCCTATCCCGAAAAGACCGACAGGAAGAAAGCCAAGTTTACCTCGTTCGCCTTTGGCAAGGTGGTGAAGCAGACCATACCCAAGCGGCTGTGGCTGATAGTGCTGGCATACTTGGCAGAGCATTGGGTGTTCATACACATGCAAGTGCCGTTGTCGTATATCCTTACAGGCGTGATATGCTTTGAACAGGCGTGGTCGATACTGGAGAACGAGAGCAGCTGCCGACCAGAGGCAGAGCACCGCTTTTGGAAAGCATTGCAGCAAGTGATGGTGGACAAGACGGCAAGACACTTTGACGTGAACCTTAACAAACTAAAAGAAGAGAAAGATGATAGTGTTGATTGACAACGGCCACGGTGAGAACACACCGGGCAAGTGCAGCCCCGACAAGCGGTTGCGCGAATACAAGAAAGCGAGAGAGATAGCACGCAGGTTGGTGAACACCCTACTGAGCAACGGAGTGGAGGCACACCTGCTCGTACCCGAAGAGACCGATGTGTCGCTTGCCGAGCGATGCAAGCGAGCCAACAAGTACTGCGACAAGTACGGAGCGAAGAACGTGCTCCTCGTGTCGATACACCACAATGCCGCAGGAGCTGACGGCCAGTGGAAGAGCGCAGGAGGCTGGTGCGTATATACCTCGCCCGGCCAGACGAGTGCCGACCTGCTTGCCACCGACCTGTGGAACGCAGCCGAGGAAAGCCTGAAAGACTACATCGGCAGCTTTGACGCGCACAAGGCCAAGGGCGACTACGACAGCAAGCAGAAACCCATACGTGCCGACTGGAGCGACAAAGACCCCGACTATGAGGCACGCTTCTACATACTGCTGCATACCAAGTGCGCAGCCGTGCTGACGGAGAACCTCTTCCAAGACAACAAGGCAGACGTGGAATATCTGTTGAGCGAGGAGGGCGTGCGGAGCATCGTGCAGTTGCACTACAAAGGCATTACGGACTACATCAAACACACGAAAGCATGAAACACGCATTGAGTTTTGTAGGAGGCGTGTTGCTCACGCTCCTGCTTGTGGCACTGCTCTACCCCGAACCCAAGGCAGGGAACGGCCACAACATCGTGATCCAAACCGACACCATCATAAAGCGCGACACGGTAAGAGACGTGCCGGGAGAACCTAAGTACACCAGCGAGCAGCCAGTCGGAACTGCCGAGGTGAGAGTGCCAACGGACTGCATCAAGATGGGCGATGCAGTACAGCCACCCATCAGAGCCGACACTGACACGGCAAAGGGATATGCAAAAAATCTCGTAGCCAACGGTTCGGACAGCGCGACAATAGAGTTGCCCATCATGCAGAGCGTGTATGAGAACGCGGACTACAAGGCATACGTCAGTGGCGTACACGCACGGCTCGACAGCATCTTTGTGTATCCACTGCATGAGGTGGTAACCATCAAGGAGAAGCAGCCCCCTAAGCGGTGGCACATAGGCGTAACGGCTGGGTACGGCATAGGCACGAAAGGAATGCAGCCGTATGTGGGCATAGGATTAACTTATTCAATCATTTCATTCTGATGGAGACGATAACCATACAAGTATTCAAGGACGATGTGTATGAGGAAGTGGCAAAAGCCACGGACTACACAGGTGCGAAACTCATAGACGGAGACGAGAAAGCGCGAGACCGCATACTCGCCACCGACAACGAGCTGAGCGACCTTGGAAGATTTTGGGAAGAGTCGGTGCTTGCCACCAACGAGCGGCTGAAAGAAATGCTTGTGTCGGGAACGACCAAAGATGTACAGGTGTCCACCGATATATGGGGTACAAAGGATTTGGCACAACCTAACATAGGTCTGCCAATCAAGCCTGTCATCATGAGGACCGCATACGAAGCAGTGCTGGAAGTGAGCAAGTCGTTTGATAAGGAACTGACCGCAAGTGTGCAGTCAGCCTTGCACAACTTCTTCATTGCCTCAATCATCGGCCAGTGGTTCAAGTTTGCCAACAAGGGCGAGGCAAGCGACTACTTCAAACAGGCAGGAGAGTGGATGAACGGAGCAGAGCGGCTGCTGTACAGCAGGAAGAAACCGACACGCCCGAGTAAGAAAACAACAAAATAGAAAAGAGCATGGCAACAAAAAAGAAAGTGACAGCAACAATTGACATAAAAGAGCTGCTGTATGACATAATGAACGAGACGTATCTGCGAGGCCGCACGATACAGAATGGCGAGAACCACAAGGAAGTGGCGAGCATGTACGCATCGGAGGACGACGAGAACCTCGACAAGCTGCTGCGCTCCATCAAGAAAGGCTTTGCCGAGGTAAAGACAGAACTTGCCGAATACCTTGACGAGGACGGCACGACCACCGACAACAGCCGATATGACGGAGAGAGCGACCTTGAACTGAACTTGACGATGCCGAGCAACTTCAACGAGGCCGCCACGACAGGCGTAGGCGAAGCCATACACGACTATCTGAAGAACACCGCCATTGCGGAGTGGTACATGGTGACCAACAAGGCAGACGCGGAGCAGTATGTGGCACTGGCGCAGAAGAGCCTTGTGAGCATACAGCAAGCCGTAAGCAAGCGGAGCCGCCCGAAACGTCCCACAGAATAAAGAACATGGCCTATGAGTTGCTGTGTGGAGAATGAGGGCAGCACGCTGAAAGTGACACTCACATTCAAGCGCGACCAACTGCTCTACGACATCAAGAACTACGCCTATGTGGAGAGCCATGTGATGCCGCCCGATACGGAACACGCTAAGCACATGGTGGCTGACGTGGGCGAAGAGGGCAATGTGGACCGCATGACAAGAGTGATGGACTTGGGTGTGTCGATGTGCCGTGAGCTGCTCTATCCGTGGGCGAAGAAAGACATCGTGAATACGGAACTGGACGACACGCTAAAGGAGCGGCAACAATACGTTATCGTGATGAACGTGCCGACCACCATGTCGCAGACAACGCTCACGCTTGTGGAAAGGCTGATACATGAATACTTGGTGTGCCGAGGTGTGGCCGACTGGTTGAGCATCACAAATCCTGCCAAGAGTGAGACGTGGCTTGCCAAGGCAGCGGAGGCCGAGACGGAGATACGAACCGCCATTCATTCGCGAATGGAACGGACACGGATAAGGCAACACTTCTTGGACTGATACCGAAAGACAAGAGCCGAGGTGCATCACGCATCCCGGCTCTTTTCGTTACCTAAAAAAACAATCTTAACCTAAAAACTAACCTAATAATATCTTGATAAGCCTTGCTGTGCCTCACTAAGCCTTTCTAAGCCGTGGGGACGGTTGTCAGCGTGGCTGGTTGTTCTGTCGTGGAGTGAACTGCACGGACGCACCGAAGATATTTTCATCGGCATTGAGGGTGGCGACACCTGCAATGCGGAAATACTTGTAGGGTGATCCACGAAAACCGCGCAGATAGTGGTCTTTGCTTGACCATACCAAATGCCAGTTGACCAAATCGCGCGAGCCATACAGAGCCGTGGCGACATTGCCTTTGCAGAAGAAACCACGCTGAATGATGCAGTCGATGGTTTTGAGGACATTGGCCGCTTCGAGTTTGAGAGGGCGCGTAGTGTAGAGGCACTTGACAGCCTCCGCCTTTGGCACGGAGAAGTTGAGGACGGCATTGTCTGCGTCCACCGCCAGCGCATCGGGATAGGAGTTGAGGTGCGAGGCAATGCGAGAGAATATCATGCCCCACTGCTGCGTCTTGAGCGAATACACATAAGCGTAAGTGATGGAGGGCGCATAGACGATGACACGCTGATGCACATAGTCGTAAATCATCTGACACTTCTTTAGGAACTCCGTGAACGGCAGTGTGGGCAAGCACTTGTCGGTGGCTGGCTCATGGCCGAGCATGGCGTGCAGCTTAGTGAAGCCCGGCAACTGCGTAGCGTCAAAGGGATATTCGGAATTGATAGCCTCGGATATGCACTGCGTCTGCGAGCCGCTGATGAGCATGATGCCCCGGTCGGTTGGGAAGAGAACGGCAGAGTCGAGTTGTGTGATGCCATCGGGATTGATGCAGACATCGCGCGTGATGGGTTGGCGAGCGGAGTAAGTGCCTGTGCTTGACACCTCCAACGCCCATACGCCCTCGGTGGTGAAAGCGTAGAGAGGGAACTGGCCGAACTGACCTTGCGAGAGAGCCTTGGCTGCGGAACAGATGCCCTTTATCTCGCCTGTACCAACGGTGTTGATGCCGAGAAGAGGGAAATAGAAAGGGTTGTTGACTTCGGAGGTGTAGATTTTGTTGGGTACGTCAATCATACGGTCGACAATATTTGATACCGTTGGAACAGAACCTTTCTGTTCGGGATTGTCCCAACCGCCAAAATAGAATGAACCATTAAGGAAACCATGCTGTTCAAGTTGCACCTCGTATGGCATACCCCAAACGAACCACTTAACAATAACAGCCTTGTAAGCATTGACATTCGGATAGAATATGAACAGCATTGGAGCATCATAGTTGCCCATTTGATATGCATCCCCTCTTACAATAATATCCCTGCCGTCCTGCTTGATGTAAATGTATACAGAATAGGCAGCTTTGTCGTCAAAGTATGTAGGGGTAATGTGGTCATCATTCCAATTGACGACATATCCATCTGTATAACAAAATACAGATGCCGCATTGTAGCCAGCAAACAACATTTTCTTCATGTTCGCAATGTTGAGGCGTGAGTTGTAGGCAAACGCATAGCGAGGAATGAGCGTGTCGTGGCTGTCATAATCGTCAGTCATAACCTCGCGAGTTACCAATGACTGAAGATAATCCTCTTCGATGTTGAGCAATGTGCGTGTGGTGGTGAGTGCCTCAATCTTTATGCTTTCGAGCTTGTAAAACTGCGATGTAGATTTGATGTCCTCCTTAACAGCATCAACCGACCTACGCGGCAAAATCAAACGCCCGGCAGGATAAGTGAGGTTTGTAGGGTCGAAAGTGAACGCATAAAGTTTGTTGAACGTATGCTTTTGATAGCGCAATGGATATGTAGTGGTAGATGCTGCTTGATTGGTATGCTTGCACACACAATAAGAGTCAATGTCGGATGATTGTGCAAACCGTTCACATTTGCCGTTCTGGTCGTAGGTGTAGATAGGCTTAGAACAAAAAATATCAACGGAGCGCACAATGTCTTTCCAATTGGAGAGATTGTCTATGTAGGACTGTTCAATAACCGCATAATCCAACTTATGCACCATGCCGACGACACGCATTGTTGCGTCTTTGTAAGACCCTTTACCCTTGATGTGGTTCCAAAAGACCTGTGGAGAAAGGTCGGAAGAAGCAATCATGAGTATTGGAGCGGAGTGCATGGTAAGAGTACCATCATACAGACGGTAGGCATAGCGGACAAAGAACGGATAGATGAACCGTCCTTTGTTTGTACTTTCCTCGGCAATGAACTTATTGACCTTGGCCAATACTTGGTCTGTTATCTTAGTCTTGTTGTCGTCAGAAAACTCTTTCCAAATGTCGCCCTCGCTGATGCCGTTGAAACTGATAGAGAACTCGTCTGTGCGGACTAATTCTCCCTGCAAACCAAATGACAGCGGACATTCTGGAATATGCGAGCCAAGATACAGGTAGCCTGTGGAGCCGCCTTTCCACAGGTAGTATTGCATACCATTCCCGGTAAGAAAAATTAGCGTATTGCCAACTGATGTAATCTTTATGCAACTGGAAACATTGCCAATAGAGACAATCGTATCTGGCTTTCCTTTGTCGAACCAACTATAAGCGTTGCCATTGGCCACTATGTAATGTGTGAAACTTGACGTCTCGTGAATGTACACGCAACTGCCTGTTTCGGCAGCAAGCTGTACCTCAACAGACGGAGACAGGACTGGCTGCAAAGCACCATCTTCGGGCAGCAGGTTGATGGACACGGCAAGAGAGCCGTCAGAACATTCGTAGTCGGACGGCATGGCAGAGAAGCCACTGTATTTGATTTCTTGGTTCATAACGGCATTTTGTAGATTATGGGCAGATACACTTCGCCATTCCTTGTTTCCTCCTTTCCAACCATGAATGAGGCACGCTGTTCACGTATCTTGCAGTTATCGAGCATGAGCCGACAGAGCATTACGGAGTTGGCGCAATAGTTGCGTGAGCCTTTCTTCGTGGGGTAACATTGGGCGATGTGGCGACCGATGGCATTCTCATGTCGGGATGCCAGCAGGTAGCACTCGCCAAGATGAAAAGCAATGTTGATGCTGTCACCCGGCTGGAGCGAGAGGAGACGCACGACCCTTGCCGTGATGGATATGCGTCCATTACGGCAAAAGGTGATGTCGGGGCGGCGTGTCCGCTGCAATAGTTTTATCATGTTGCAAAGATATAAAGTTGTTACATTGGGGTTGTTTTAAGTTTAGAAGAGCGAGAGCTGCACATATCCTTTCTGTTCGTTGGAATGGTCGATGAACATCTTGCGGAACACATGGTAGAGGCAGGAGACCACGATTGAGTTGCCAGCGAGTTTGTACTGCTGCGTCTTGGAAATGCCCGCTTGCTGTATCTTGTCGATGTCGGAGTCGGCCACGTCCATAAGACGGAAACACTCGCGAGGCGTGAGTTTGCGGATGCGGAAGTCCTTGACGAGAAAGTTATTGTCGGCATAGGAGGAAAAAGTTACGGTAGGTGCTAAATTTTTACACCCCCCGAAATTAAATCCGTGAGGACTGCTGTAAATCATCAGCTCTACGAGATACTGCGCTGTGCTGCCATTGCGCCCATTGTTGGATGCGACAATTGTGTTGCTGATGTCCTTTAGGTTGTGGGACACCACCTTGCCCTTGTGGTCGCGAGTGTAGCCCAAGAAGAGAGGCGAATACTCCATGACACCAGTATGCGGACAGAGGTCGCTTGAAAAGTCAGTGTATCCCAACTTATGGTAATAGGCAGTGATAGTGCGAGAGTTGCCCTGCATATCGGTGTTGAGCGGCTCCTTGATGTAGGTGTCGTATTCACGTTGCCACTCCTTGGTCTTGATTGCACCGCTGATGTCATCAGGCGACCGGAAGTTTACCTTGAAACCGCACCCCTCTGCCACCTTGCGCTCGCAATGCCTGAAGATACTCTCCACCTGCTGAGGCTTCAAGTAATAACTCTCGTCCACATTGTCCTCAAGAATATCTTTCAGTCGGTACTCCAAAGGGAACGTCTTGGGAAAGAAGAAACGAGGGTGTTCGCCCAGGCAGGACACCATAAAGACACGCTCACGGTTTTGCGGTATGCCGTACTCCTTGGCATTGAGGACTTGGAAGTAACTTGTATAGCCTTGGTCGGAAAGCCATTCGCGCCACTTGTAGAAGTCCTTGGCAAACTTCCTTTGTGTGAGAGCCTTGACATTCTCCATGAGCAGCCACTTGGGATGCTTGGCAGAGATAGCGTCGGCACAAGCCCACAGACAGGAAGAGCGCGTGCCGCTACCCTGCGCAAAGCCACGCTGACGGCCAGCCGAGGATATATCTTGGCATGGAAAAGAGTATGTGAGCAGGTCGAAGTCGGGAACTTGCAGCCAGTCAATGTGCATGATGTCTCCGAAGTTGGGGCATGGTCGCCATGAATGGCACGGTAGGCAGCGATGGCGTGCTTGTCAATATCGGAAATGCCGACCACCGTAAAGCGGAAGTCGGCAAAATCGTTGGCAAGCCGTTGGAGGGCGATAGACTGCGAGCCGTAACCTGCAAAGGCTTCAAAGACACGGATTGTATTGTTGCTCATGTGATGATGAATTGAACATAGAAGTGGAACTCACGGCAGAGCCGTGGTATTTGTGGGTACTTCTTAGGAGACTCCATATAGGGGAGGTAGATGCAACGCTGCTTTGTGTCGCATCGGATACCTCTCCTACGGAGTTTGTAGAGCAGGTTAGCCCTGCGTTTGGGTTGGCGCACACTACATCAAAACAGTAACCGCGAACACCATCAACAACATGACCGATAACTCTGCCATTGTGTGCAAGAATGTCACCGCCATAAATCTCATGGTTGTTCTTGTCTCTTAGCCCAGTATTCATGCCGAGTGTCTTTTCTTGTATTGTAACGCAGCCATTCTCAAAGTCTGCATACTCAAAAATAGCAGGTTGTCTACCCATCCAAACCAAGTCACCATGTACCCAACGACCACTGCCAACGGCTTTGCCGCGAAAATCAATTGTTCTCATTGTCTGTTTCTTTCTTTTTTAGTTCTTTGATAAGTGTATCTGCGAAGCGTATAGCTTCACGGCAGCAGCCTTCGAGAGTCTTGTACTCAAAGCCGTTGATTGGCGAGTGGTCAGCCCTTGCGGCATTACCATCATCTGTGTAGATGGCAGGGAGCATTGTTTTGGCTATCTCGTAGCGGCGTTGTTCCCAGTTTACGTTACGGTCAGCTCGTCCCATGTAAGCCCAGTATAAATCAAGGTTCTTGTCATAGCTATTCTTTGAGTCGAGAATGAAACCGTTAAACTCTGCGACTACACGACTTCCTGATAGTTTGGCGGTGTGTAATACTAATTTGACAGCATCTTCAATGCTCGTCATTGATTTAATCTCTATTGTTTCCATAATTTATCTTCTACTTTTTCCCGGTAAAGGAATTACGTTGTATGTTTTGAAGCGATCCACAAGTCGGCCGTAGCCGTCATTGCGCTTGAACCGCTTTTCAAGTTCCTTGTTGTCAAGGTTTGTAGTCAGGTGGGCGAACTTGCCGAACTGCGTCCAAATCTCGTTGCGAGCGTGAAGGAACTCATCGGTGAGCAACCCAGTGTCCATGCCGAAGAACGTGCGGTCCTGTATGCCGATGTCGTTGAGGCACACATTTTCGGGTTTGCACTGGAAGCCCTTGCTTTCCTCCTCAAAGTAAGTGAAGCGGTCGAGGTTGTTGTGGATGGTGTAGTAGTTGACCATCTGTGTGACCGACACGTTGTGAAAGAAGCGAGGGTTCTTAGTGCGCCGTAGATACTCGCTGAAAATCTGCATGAGGAGCGTTTTGCCAACACCTACACCGCCCTGTATAAGGAGGTTCTTGTGTAGCTTGTAGCCACGTTCGGGGAATACATCTTCAGCCAGAGGGCAGTTATTGAAGTAGAGCAAGAGGAAGCGCAGCACCTGCTTGTTGTCGTCGTCAACGATGAACTTGCGGCGTTGAGGAGCCAGCACAACAGAGTTGGCGATATAGACAAGGAAGCTGCAGTGTGCATTATATACGTTAGGGTCGGCAAGGTTGTACGCCTGTGCTCTCGCCTTTTCGCTCTCTCGCCGTAGGTTGAGTGCGCATTGGTGCAGGGTGAGCCACGGTGCATCCTTCTCGCGTTCGTTCTTGCGAAGAACGGAAAGGACGGCAGCGTCCCAGTCTTTGTTGCCGGTAGGCTGACGGCCATACTTGGCAAGTTCTGCGATTAGGCATTGTGGATATTGAGCCATAGTTTCAGACATTAAAGGTTAGACATCTTGCCCACCGAAGCCGCCATTGAACTCGTATGACGGAGGTGGCAGCTCTTGTGCATCTTCCGGCTCGGCATGTGAAGTGTACGCCTTGCGCATCCACGAACAGAAGTGACGTTTGGCATCATTGATATTGTCGTGAGGTTTACCCTCATACTCGCAACGGCAGTGGTTGAGGAAGGAGTCTAGGCGTTTGCCAAGCTCGTCCTCGCGTATGTGGAACTGCATACATACCGGTTCGTTCCAAGAACGATCGGCACGCATTTCTTCAATCTCCTGTTCCAGCGTGAGCGTGTAGCCGGGTGTTACGTTGGGCTTGTCAGAAATGGCAGACGAGACAGCTCTATCCTTAGCAGGGCGACCGCCAAGTTTGCCGAACTTCTTGCCTTTCTTGCCGCCCTCAGAGCGTGCGTTGTTGGCATCCATCACTGGCTTGATAAGGATGAAGACACCCTTGGCAATGTCGGATAGTCCTTTAGGCTCCTTTCCGTTAAGGGCATACTCCACGATAGCCGGGTAAATCTCGGCCTGTACCTCGGAGGGCATACACTTGATAGCCTCCATGAAACTGCGATAGAATATAAAACTGTCTCGTGCCATATAAATCAAACCTCTTTTATGCGGATGCCATGAACGTGGAGCATGAGTTTCCGCTTGATGATATACTCTTTAGTGCGAACGCCTTTCGTGTCCTCGACAACGGTCTGCCCTGTCGCGCGGTCGGTATAGACGAAATCGGCAACATAACGGCAGGGACGCTCGAGGAGAACGCGCGTGTCGCGCCCCTTGAAATCCTTGCCACACTCGCCATACTGGGCAGGTATCAACTCGTAGGACACCTGCTCCCGCAGGTCGGAGATAAGTCCGGCACGCTCCATGAGGCGGAGCTGGGCAGCGCGGTAATGCTCTTTCTTGGAGGCATGACCGCCCACACGCTCGTTGCCGTACTTATTCCGGCCTTGGAAAGCAAATGAAGAAAACTTAGCCATTGTCGCTCGTATTAACCTTGTAGCGGAATAAATCCATAATCTTGGTTTCGTCAAGCGTGGCAATCTCGTAGTCCATCACAGAACCTTTCATGTGCTCGACAACACAGATGTGGGCGTTGTTGATGTCGGAGGCACGGACGATGAAGTGAACCGCTTGTTTCTTCTCCTTGCCTGTTTTCTCGTCAATGGTGATGTACATGAGTTTAGCCTTGAACCATTTGTCGGCAGTGGACAGCCCCTCTACAATCTCGGAAATGTTGGTGCGCTTGATAGTAACCACATTGAACTCGCCCGAAATGTACGGCTCCATCTCGTTTGTGATGCGTCCCTCAGCCTCGGCAAAGGAAAGTGCATCGACAAGGTACAGCTCGGTGACTTTCTTTGTCATGCCGTTCTCCATAGTCCGCTCGTAGCGGACACCACATTCATATAGCATCATAGTGTGGCCTCCTTTCCTTCGTTGATAGCCTTTACCAGTTCCTTGCTTGCACGGAGCTTGACAGACGTGTGTGCCGGGATAACCAGAGGCTTGCCGGTCTTGAAGTTGCGTGCTGTGCGCTCGGATACCTCAACCGGGGTGAAGGTGCCGAAGCCACGGATAACAACCACTTCACCCTTGGCGAGTGCTTCCTTGATAACTCTGAGTGTGCCGTCGATGGCTTTCACTGTTGTTGAGAGGTGCAGTTTCTCAGATACTGATACCTCACGTGCCAATTCATTCTTTGTCATGATTGATAGAGCTTAACTTGTGAATATTTATTTTGCGATAAATTCATTTTCTACTTTCAGTTGTTCCACCTGTTGTTGCAGCTTGGCTTGTGCCTGTTGCGCACGATCGCGCTCGGCACGCGCAGACATAATGCACATGGAACTTGCCGCAGACCCTATGAGTATAACAAGTGCAAGGGCGAACCATGAACGCCGGGTGACGAAGAAGTTGATGGAATTCCAGACGTTGACTGCTATAATGGCATGACAACGTATGAGCTGACGGAACGCCTGAGTGGTGGTCATTGATGTTTTCATATTGTTGTGATTTGATTTTGCCGTTTCTTTAGTTTAATGATAAGTTGTCTGATGCACCATGCACGGCTGGAATAGCGCAAGCCTTGCTGTGCATCGTAGAGTGTTGCTGCATCGGTGAGATACTTGATGACCTTTTGGAGGTCGGTTTTGCAGAGGTCAGCCATCGTCATGAGGATTTAGGAATAGGCTTGTTAGTTCATCGAAATACATTTCATCCTGTGGAATGTCGTCGTCGGTAGCCATTATCTGGTTGGCGATGGACTTCTTTTTGTGGATGATGGCATAGAGGGTGCGGTCGATGGTTCCACGGCCAAGGAGGTAGTAGCACGTCACGTTGTCCTTTTGTCCGATACGGTGTGCGCGGTCTTCGCATTGGCAACAGTCGGCATAAGTCCATGGGAACTCCACGAAAGCCACGTTTGACGAGGCCGTGAGTGTGATACCCACGCCAGCTGCCTTTATGGAACAGATGATGAGTTGCGCCTTTCCAGACTGAAAAGCATCGACAGCAGCTTGTTTCATCATCATGGAGTCGCGTCCGGTAACAGATACAGCCTTTGGAAACGCCTTCTTTATCTCGTCCACAATCTCATGAAGAGAGCAGAAGAGAATGAGTGGCTTGCCGTTGGCGAGGAAGGTGCGCGTGAAGTCGATGGCTTGCTTCACCTTGCCTTTGGCAGAGAGTGAGCGCAGGATCATAAATTTAACGAGAGCCTCCATGCGCATCTTTCTACGAATGTCGAAGTCGTCGCACTCGGTGTAGGTGCGCAGGTATTCGGCGAGGTCGGCTTCGGCAAGCATATACTCGTCACGGTTGGAAATATCCACAATGAGGTCTGTGCGCGTCTTGTCGGGCAGTTGGGTGAGTACTTTGGCCTTTTCGCGACGGATCATGCAGCGCGAGTAGAGTTCGGCAGAGAGCCGTTCGAGGTTGCGTGGTGCGTCGTCTTCGTCTTTACCTCGTCTCTCCTTGCTTATCTCGCCACCGCCATACTCGGCAAGGAACTTGGCGCGTCCGCCAAACTCAGACAAGCGTCCCATTATGGAGAGCTGCGCTATGAGGTCGGCAGGACGATTGACAACTGGCGTACCAGACAGCAATATGCGATACTCCTTGCCCTCAGCAATGCCACGCGCGAAGATGGTCTGCTGTGCTGATGGGTCTTTCACGCGGTGGCTCTCGTCAATTATGATAGAGCGAAACAGTTTGATGTCGGGCGTAAAAACCACATCTTTCAGCCGGAACCCACCACGTGAGTCTCCCTTGATGTCCCACACGAAGTATTTGCGCATAGACTCGTAGTTGACGACCGCCACCTGCTGCATGCCCATCCGGAGAAGATAAGGCCATGTGGTAAGCACGGAATTGTCGAGCACAAGGGCTTTCTTGTTGGTGAATTTCTCGAACTCGCGCTGCCAGTTGATTTTGAGCGAGGACGGACAGACTACAAGGCAAGGGTAAGCATTGGCACAGTCAACGACACCGATACTTTGCAGCGTCTTTCCCAAGCCCGGCTCATCGCCGATTAGAAATCGGTGCCAGTGCAGCCCGGCAAGTATGCCCTCCTTCTGATAGTCATAAGGCTCGACGCGAAGGTTATGTTTCAGAGTTTCAGCCATAAGCATTGATTGTGTGTTTTGAAATCGTTATGTCGTAGCCATTTATAAATGCTTGCTTGCGTAAGTCGGCGCATGAGAGCATGCAATGGCGAGCTTCCTTTGAGCGAGCGGCCATGCCTGAAGAAGAACGTACCCCCCCCAACCATGCCACCGCATGTATATCCGTAAGAGCCAGAGAACACAGCGAACGGACACATGCGTCTGAGGCGTTTGAGCAGCTGGATTTGTGCTGTCTGTGATAATTTCTTTTTCATACTTTGTCTGTTACATAAGGTTGAAAGCCCAATATTGGAAGGCAAGTTCTTCGTACTTCTCGCGTCCGCGATTGTAGATGTCGTCGCCACGGTTGATGAACTTCTTGAAAATGTTGCAGTTCTTTTTGCTGATTGCGTAGATGAAGTCGCGATCGGAATGGGCGATGTCCATGTACCACGCCCGGCTACGGTCCCAGTCGAAGAAATCTACAGCGTTGTCGAACTCCGCTTGTGTTGAGGCGAATGTTGTTTTCAGATCGCCGCCGAAGTTAGCCATTGGCAACCACCAGTCCCATTTGCAGCGTGTGTCCAGATGGAAGGTAAATCCCCCATTGTTGAACTCCTGCTGCTTGTTGACCATGAAGCGTTGTGTATCGGCATGTTCGAGAACCTTAGCGAGGAATGGGTCTCGTCGTGCTTCTGCACGCAGTGCACGCTGCATTTCGCGAGCGTGGAGGAACTCCTCCTCAGAACATTGTTCGCCGTCGATGGTCATGTGCAGGAAGTCAACACGCGAGGGTTCGGTGATGATGGCATCGACGATAGACCCGAAGCGGAAAGCAGCCTCCTTGTCACCGAACTGCATGTGAGGGTGCAGCAGGTTCTTCAGTTCGGTGAGGTCTGAATTACTGACCTCACTTCTCTGATAGTATTCGTCCGGGTTGTTAATCTTCGTCATAATCGTCATAATCAGGTTCATATTCAACTTCGCCCTCACCGTCGCACACCTCGCAGGTTTCCTTTTCGCCCTTGATGATGTGTTCGCCCTTGGCTTCGGCTTCTTCCTCGGTTTCTGGTAGCATATTCCATACTTCTTCGGAACATTCTGTTTCATAGTCTGCCTCAAAGTCGTAGGCGTACCAATGATAGCCCTTGCCGCCACATGCAGCACATTCGACCATCGTAGGCTCTCGTTCATTCCAAGGTGCGCGTGGGTCGAACTCCGCACCAGCCGGGTAATATCCACTTTCGTACATAATCGTTTACTTTGCTTTAACTTCGTCCTCGTAAGAGACAGATGTTGAACTGATAAATTCGGGGTGGTCTTTGTCGTTTGCGAGTTTCTCGCAGTAGGTAATCTGTTTCTTGAACACCTTTGAAAGGTCTTCGACAGACTGGTATTGTCCCTCCTTTGACCACCAAAGAGACAAGGCAGCGAGGACACCCTGCGCATCGTGGAACACAAGACGTTTCTTGACGGAAGTCTTGGGCTGATACCCGGCAGGGGTAACGATGGCCTGTTGTCCAAAGAGGTTGCCCACTTCGGCCGCTTCCTGCTGCATCTTCTTCTTTGCCGTCTCTTCCTCCTCCTTGCGCTTGCGTTCAGCCTCAATGCGTTTTGCCTCGGCCTCCTCACGCGCTTTCAGTTCAGCAGCCATGCGAGCCTTTTCTTCCTCATTGGCTTTCTGCATACGCTCCAATTCGGTTTTCTTGGACGGCAGTGTGTCGAGAATGTTGTCGCGGTATTCGGCTACCTCGAACTGGTACTGCTCACGGAACTGCTGCATGAGCTTGGAAAGGATGGTAGAACGAATGCCCGACAGCTGGTCTCTCATGTCGGCAATTTCAGCCGGGATAAAGACAGTAGAGGTCAGCGTGTTTCCATATTCAGCCGGAAGAGTGACGGGATATTCACGGATAGTCTTGCACTGTGCTTCGTAGTTTTCGAGGGTCAGACCGCTGTTGAGCTTTGTCAGCTCGTTTGTGGCATTGGTCGTATATACATTGAACTGACGCTTGAAGTCGTCCTCCACGTCCTGCTTGTAGCGGCAGAGAGCCTGTTCGCGCTGCTGACGGATAATCTCTTCACGGCGGCGGCGTTCTTCCTCTTCACGCTTACGTGCTGCATAGGCATTGCGCTCCTGCTGAATTTGATAAGGGATAGAGCCGGTCTTGTTAGGATCGACAGAATTTTCCATGCCGGTGAACTCGGAACGTATCTGGTCGAATATCTTGGTGATGGCAGAACGGTTGGTGTTCATCTTCTTCACCGTGTTGCGAGCCTTGTTGATGTAGTTGGCGCACTGCATATCCAGTTCATCGTTCATGCCGTTGGCCTTGATTTGTGCAAGGAGTTTCTGGCCATACTCGGTACAACGCTCGGACGAGGTTGTGTTGTCCTTGTAAATCTGTGGCGCGGATTGCGCTATCATCTGTACGTTTTCCTTGCGTACGATGGTGAGGTCTGTTGTATGTTCACTCATTGTTGTAAGTATTATAGGGTTAGAATGTGTCGTCGTCGTTGTTGGCGGCAGGGTCAACGGTTACTCCTGCCGACGTGTCGGTCTGAGGTGTGAAGTCCTGCTTCTCTTGGGTAATCTCGCCAGTGGAGGTGTCAACCTTCTCGCCATCACCGGTAACGCCGTAGATGTCGTCAGTGATTTCTGTCTCGTCAACATGCTGTGACTCCAACTGTGTGGCATGGCCGATACGCGCCTTGGGATAAGTCTTGAAAGCGTGCTTGATACACTTGGCAACGAGAAAGCCGGGGTCTATCTGTCCGCCCTGTGCGGTGTAGAGGGCGTTGGGCTTGCCGTTCTCCCACTGCTTGGTCTGATAGTTGAACTTTGAGTTCTGACGAGCGGAGTAGTTGGAGAGCCGCGCCCAATCTTCGGGCAGCATGACGGCATAGTCGGCAGAGCCATCGGCACGTGTAATCTTCATGAAACAAGCCACGATACGCCCGGACTGGTGAGGGAGACGGCAGGTGTAATTGACGAACTTCTGTCCGTTGCGCTCGCCAAACTCAAAGCTGTCCTCCTCATAGACGATGACAGGGTTGTCGGCATGGCGTATCTGACCGCAACGAGCGCGAAGCACCAACTCGCCATAGCCGCTGACGGTGAGGACGCACTGCGTCTCGTAGCGGTTCTTCTTCTGTCCGTGGTCGTCCACATAGGAGTCAACAGCGATGGAGCGTGCGAGGAGGTAGGCTTGCGCCTTGGTGCCGGGGTCGAGGGTGAGGCCAGAGATAGCCACATCAAGAAACGAGGTGAAGAGGGAAAAATGGCTGCATTTCTTGCGCACGTCCTCTTTCTCGGAAAGCAGACGGTTGAAGTTGCGAGCCTCTTTCTCGTAGGCAGCTTCGCCCGACACGCCAGTGGACTGCGACCACATGGCATCGTAAATCTGAATGAACTTGTCGCGCACGTTGTCGTTGCGGACGATTTCTGTCGGCTGCAATTCGTTGAGCAGCTTGACTGTAATTTCTATTTGACTCATAGTTGTATGAAATTGAATGTGATTAAATTTTTATTCAGTTTTGGAGCCGCAGGGAGGAGTTGAACCTACCTAATGTCCTACGCTTTATCGTTCGTACCTATCCGATTAGCACGCTATCTGCGGCAGTTGAGGCTACTTGCCAAGATAATCTTGCTGTATCCGCTGCAAGAGCCGCAGGTCGGCTGTTCGGTATTCGACCTTGCCCGGACGCTTGTAGGCTGTTACCTTTCCCTGCTTGCGCCAACGCTCCACATTTCCGCGCCCGAACATTTCAAATGCTTTGTTCTGGCTGATGAACTCCGGGTCGTTGGCATCCTGCTTGAGCAGATGCACGACCCTTGCGGCCACATCATCGAGGAACGTAGAATACTTGACGCACATGTCAGAGAAGTTGAGGTAGTCCATTATCCTTTAATATCCGGCTTGTGCGTCTATCTCTTCGCACCATTCATTAATAGCTTTGAGCCAGTTGTCGGTCTTGCACCAACGCCAAAAGAGCACACACATTGCGGCAAGCATGGCAAGGCCAAACACCTTGTCGAAGAGGAAATGCAGGAAAAACGAGAGTACAGTTTCGTCCTGTTCCTCACCAAGGAGGAAGAGTACGCCAACACTGCCCATGAGGGCGAGAATGGCAATGCGGAAAATTGAGATTGCTTTTTTCATTTCTTTTCTGTTTTAGGGGTTGAACATGGAGGGGTGTTTGCGTGCTCGACATAACGATTGAGCAGCGTGCAGTAACAGCCGTTGAGGGCGTTGTATGACTGCTTGCAGGATTTGCAGAACTGGTTGGGCATGGCTTAGTAGCTTTGCGTGATACCGAGTTTTGCAAATGCCTCTTTTTCGGACACGGAGCCGCGCCAAGCATCGAGGTAGTCGTTGATGGCTTGCTCGTTGTTGCGGTCGGCCAGTTCGTTATAGCCGAAGTCCTTGCAGAATGCCGACCAACTGATGCGGTCGAGTTCCTCGTTAGACAATTGGGTTGTGGTGTTGCAGCTGATGAGGCTTGCAAGGAGGAGTGCGGAGGTGATGATTGACTTTTTCATTGTAGTGTAAGTGTTATGAAATTCTTGTTGCTGTGATTGTGCGCTCTTCTCGGTTTGTCGAGGTTGAAAACTTCTTGTCCCACTGCAAGCCGAAACTAACACAAATTGATTTGAGGTAGCTTGAACGGCTAACAGGAACGGTCAGTTCTTCGCCAACTGCAAGGTTTGAAAGTTGCCCGAGCAGAGACTTTTTGCGCTGATTTTTAGATGTTTCGTTCATTGTTTCGATATTTATTTATAACTTTATGCTGCAAAGGTAATCAAAACGATTGAATAAACAATCAATTATATTGAGAAATCTTATGTTTTTAACAATTATTCAATAAATCTGATTGATTATGAAGTTTGGAAAAGTAAACATCGGACTGCTTATTGAGCAGAAAATGAACGAGTTAGACATTACGAAGTCAGAAATGGCAAGACGAAGTGGTATTGCCAATCAAAACATTAACCGTGTTTTGGAACGTTCAAGTATTGATACAGACAAGCTTGTGGCTATTAGTGAGGCCTTGGATTTCAATTTCTTTGATTGCTTTCGTTCAATCGAAGAACATAGTACTGCAACAGCCGACAATGGTGGTGTTGCGGTCGCAGGAAATGGCACGGCTCATCATTTTACAACAAATGCTTCATGTGAGGTTGCTGTATTACAAGAACGCATAAAGTCGTTGGAAGCCCTGCTCGCAGAGAAAGAAAGATTGATTAAGGTTTACGAAAAAATGGTGGAGGGAAGATGATGGATAAAAGCCGAATTTATTCGTGTATCTGTGAATTAGAACAAAATTTAAAGGAACTTCTGTCTAATAATCGATTTTCAGAACTTATTGTTTGCGAAATCATCAATGATGCGATAATAACGATGCATGAGTGTGATAGCAGCTCTTTTTCTGATGAGGAAACAGCAAAGGGAGTTGTTTCTATGAGCATAAATTCATTCTACGAGCCAAAACATCTATTGAAAGTAGAAGATAAATATTGGAATTGGGACAAGAGACTTCATTATGGCTTTAGAGGAAGAATAATGGAGACTCCAGATAATCTTATGAGATTTCGAATGGCTGTAGATATAACCCGCAAACAAGTGTTGGAAGAAAAAAATGCTATGCTTCATGCCGTAAGAAATCATACATTCAAGAATAACGAATCAAGTTCGGATACATCCAAATCGTTTATTGGCAGATTTATAAAGACAGACAAGCGGTTTATTCAGCTTTTAACCGCCTCATGCATAACAACAGTACTGGTAGCATTCATTTGGAAATTTCCTGATGCGATGAGAGAGTCTTCGCAAATGCCAACGAAGCTGGGTAAATACATCTACATAGACCGCCTCGATAAAGTTCATGTCTCAAGAAGATGTCCGAAGTTGAACTACAAGGGAATGAAATCGGAACGTATATTGGTGGAGAATTTCAAACGGTTCAACGAGCACTCTAATTTCTGTCCGTACTGTGTAAGTGATAAAGATTATGAAGCACTGACAAAATGAAACATAAGTCTTTATATCTCATTCTCTGCACTTTGTTGTGCTGTGTGTCTTGTGGAAAATCATCCTACAAGCGTGTTTCCGTTCCTACGGATCCGAACGCAAAAGTATGGGTATGTACAGGAGAAAGTTCAGAGCGTTATCACGCGTTCTCACTTGATGAAGAAGTTGTAGTAAAAGACGGAGCAAGACATAAGGGCATCACTCGTCGCGAATTTCAGAATACCAACGACCAGTGATTTTCTTGAATGCTTCTTCTGCATAATTGTATGCACCGCAACTGGTACTTTCGTGCTTCAGATAAGCAAAGACCAGTCGTGTGTATAATCTGCGATAATGCCAGTTTTGTATGTATTTGAGTATATTCTTCATGTGGACAAAGTTAGTGATATTAGAACAATGAACGATTTTAAGTTTTGGAATGGAGGCTGTACAGAAGATGAATTCTACGCGGATCTGAAAGAGGCTGCATGGAATATCCTGCATGAAAACCCCGGAACAGATTTCGGGGATTGGCAGATGATGCTCATCGAGCAGTACCCGACGGAAGTAGTGGACGCATTGGGCACCAACCCTCCTGAAGTCTTTGCGGAACTTTCCGACTGGTGGGACTGCATGGACTACGACGACGGAGTGCTGGAGATACCTCACACGTTCCGGGAATGGGCAGAGTATTTCGCCACCGAACGTTCCGTGGAACTATACGACCTACTTGTTGAAGCGAAGCGCAAATAAGGCGTTTTAAGCGTCTGTTTTCGTCAAGACAATAAAACCCTCATTAGAGCACATAAAGTTCGTCAGAGGGGCAAAATAACGGCTCAGGACGGCATTGTGATGCCGGAGTCAAAGTCGCACAAACAAATGAGATTAGTACGATAAGATTAGTTAATTCACCTCTTTTGATAGAGACGCTTACAAATTCTTCAAAAGTCCCTCATAATGAGAGGGTGAAATCAGCGGCGCAGGCTGCTGTGGAGGAATAAACCTTGAATGCTGAAAATTAGTAAAATACGAGGCAAGCACTTGAAACTCAGGTGCTTGCCTTTATTCTTTTCAACACGTTCTGCACGTAATAAAAGTAGTCTATGATGCCTTCGGTTTACAAGTAGTTTACAATTTTCTGGAGGCTGGTTTACAATAAAAAATGTACAGTAAAATCGAGAACTATAAAGAATTATTGCTGTCCGGTAAAACACCAAAGAGCATAAAAATCCTCCCCGAAGCCCCGTAAAATAGGACTTCGGGGTTTATTTTTTCAAAAGTAAGCCCCCTTAATCGAAAAGACTTGGTTCTGGTGGTGCTTTTTGCATCTCCTTTGCAAGGAAATCATTCCAGGTTTTTTCTGGATTTTCCATGAATGCGATAAAATCGACGTAGTACATGAG